TAAACTGAAAAGGTATACGTCCTGGCTTTTTTCTGTTAATACCTAAGTAAATAGGATTAATATTATTACCCATATTGGATCTCCAAAAAGCAGGAAGATTTGGTCCTATTTTTACACCACCCCATACTTCATTAATCCATATCCAATCAACATGCTCTCCAAATAATAGATTATCTTTTGTTTTTTTCTTGAAAACTGTATCATCATATAACGGTTTTTCTGTTATCTTAAAAGTTTCATCTATTATTCCTTGAATAATTTCACCATCTTCTAAAATCTTAGTAAGATGGCCAACTTTACGTTGAGTTTTCCAATATGTTGTGGTAACTCTTAATAACTCTCCTTCACCCCAATGAGTAACATCATCACCTTCATTTAAAATTGCAGATACAACATCACCACCTCTTGCTGGATCATCTGACCAATTGCTTACAAACTGTCTATAAGCAAGACTAGGAGACTGTGTATTCCATTCATGTGATCTACTAGGATCATAATATGCTCCATCATTTTGATATCCTGTTGTTTGATATAATGCAGATCTAGCTGGATATATTTCTTGTAATGAATGCAATTGCTTTTCATTCATTAAATAACCATACTTATCAATAACATCTGACACTGTAAGTAAATCTAATTTACCAACAAAGTTAGAGTCTGATATATATCTAGTATCTGGAGACTTTTGATAAAATGTTAATACAGGATTCCAAAGTTCAAGATCATAATCATCTTCCATCATTTTAAAATGCCAAAACTCTCTATCTGTAATAAGCATGTCTTTAAATGCTCTTTCTTCAAGTTCTTGCAGTTTAAATCTTTCTATATCAACATTAGTTTGATGAGTTGCCCATTCTTCTATTAAAGATCTGTAATCCTTAGAAAAGAAATCTTCTATTTCTGGTAGGGTTTTTAAATTTTCTGGAGCAAGTTGTTGCTGAAATTCTTCACTATTTGGATCAGCACCCATTTCAATCATTCTTGATAGAAGCTTTGATTGTGCATCTGCAAGCAAGTTTTCTTCTATCATTGCTCTTTTTTGTTCAAGCATTTCATTATATGAAAGATCATCTACTGCTCTAAATTGAACTCTTGAAAATCTTTTAGAAAACTCTCCTGAAAGCACATTAACCACATTAGGTATTATAGGATAAAACTTTAACTCTAATGCAGACTCATCCTCTTTTGTTAATACATCAACAAAATCTTTATAGTCATTGTCTTCACAAACTATATAATCCTTTTTATCAATTATACCTTTTGCAAGTTTGTAGTTCTTTAATAGTCTACGGGAGTTCTTTCTAAGAAACTCCATACCTTGAAGCTCTAGCCAGTCTATGTTCCATGCTGACCAGTCATCATTCTTTTTCTTTGCTGGTAAGAATTGTATAGGTTGTGTTAAACTAGAAGAAGTTGGGTAACCATCTCCCTTTGCGCCTTTTTTTAATTGCAGTGCGTTGTATACTTTCATTATCTAAAGTTTTTAAATGCAGATCTTCTAATCTTGTTAGAATCTGCACTTCTATTCCGCCCTAAATTTTTAAACGGACTATATTTTAATTTATACAAATTTTTTGAGTTATCCAATTTATTAGGGTCCTGTCCTTCATTTCTTTTTGCATATCCTCTATTAGATTGTTGCACCTTTGCAAATGCAATAAGTGCAGAAAAAGCTACTAACCTATCCACGTTTAAACCTGGGTAGTATGCATGCATTTCTGTTAACAGCATAGGATCTGGTATTCTATCTATACCAAGAGTTATATTCATAACTTCACCATTATCATCTAACTCTTCATCCACCTCTTCTCTTAAAAACTCAATAGCATAAGATATAAGGTGGTTTTTAAATAGTGTGCCTGTGTTTTTCCAACCATATTCTTGGTATACAGTTCTATTAGAACCAAGATCTTTTAAAAACAATATCTGCTGCTTTGGAACCAAATACTTTTGTTTACGCTTTGCAATCATATGCTGAATAAACAAAGATATGTTGTTCTCAACTATTGTCCATGCATTATACCACTGTATAATAAGCTCTAATTGCTCATGCGTTTTGTTGATGTCATCATATCTACCACACCATGCAGCCACGATCTTATCTCTTTCTATAAAATGCTCTATGCCTTCTGGTGTATGTCTTGTAACCTCTACCGGGTTTTTATATACAAAGATGCTGCACAATGAGTCTGATGTGGTAGTTTTACCTTCTGATACAGGGTCAATAGAAGCATAATACATACCAAACTCAGGTTTTTCTACAGGTCTTTCCCAAACAACTAAGCAACCTCGTTTATCTTGCATCTTCTTATCAACAGGAAACTTCATTATAGGTATTTTATTTGTGCGTCTTGCCTTAATACCCTCTTGATCTCTTTCAAGTTCTATGTGTTCATAGCTGTATTCTTTATCTGCAATTTTCTTTAGCTGTTTTGATATAAGACCTTGTGGAAATATAGACTCCTTTCTATATGCAAATGCTTCTGCAATATTTGTAGGTTTCTGTGATACCCTTAATTGATATTGCTCAGGGTTTAAGTTCTTTTTCCACTCTTCCCTTTCTTTTAAGATAGCATCTAAAGCTTGTTCTACCTTAGAGTTGCCGTATTTGTCAATATATGGGGGCATAGACCACTGTTCTGGTATAAATAGACCTGCTAGTCCAATACCTCCGTCTTTGTCCATTAGATTAGTTTCTACAGCGTATATATCTTGAGAGGTAGGGTTTAGAATCATATCCTTTAACGGCTTGCAATGATCCAAATCACCAACAGAACCTGCAGCTATAAACTGACCTGTCGTCATCATACCAGATGACATTGCAGGTCTTAGGTATTCATATGTATCATTCATTTTAGGAGCAATGCCTGCCTCCTCATGAAAGAAATAAGTTGTTGGTCCCCCTACCCCTGTAGTAGCATTTTTTTCAAAAGAAGCCCCCTGTATTTTAGATTTAAGACCTTTACTTGTTTTGCGGCTATTTACTCTTACCTCAATTTGTTGTTGCCATAACAACACCTTCTCAGGATTACTTGGTCTATACCATGCTGTATGTTCATTTAAAAAGTCTTTGTATTCATCTAAAAACTTCCAAGAACCTTTATCATTAATGTAATCCTTTAAACTTGCACCTATCTTACATACAGATCCTTCTTCAAACCAGTATGTATTTATGAGCTTACCCATATGAAAGTAAGATGATGCTATCTGACGTTTTTTAAGTATAGCACAATGCTTATTACTTAACTCTGCTATGTGTTCATACAAAGCCATATGATACTGAGCATCCCTAACCTTAGCAAAACCATAAGCTTTTTCTTCTTTATCATAGATAGGAAGAAAATTTAACCACATATAGTAGTCTCTTGTCAGATACCAAGTCTTTTTACCACTGTGGTATATAACCCCATTTCTACATTTTGCCTTTTGATCCTCCCAATAAGCCATAAAATCTTTAGACCTAAAGGGGCTTGTACAATAATAACCTTGTTTGTTAAACTTTCTAGCTTCTTCGTTAAACAAAAGGGCTGTCTTATTAAACTCATACAAACCAGGCTCTTTAAATAAAGGCAAAAGAAACTGAAGAAATTCATCATCAGTTTCAAATGTTGTAGTTGACCATTTGCCGGCCTTATATGTTGGTACAATTCTACTCATCTATTACTATTGCAAGTATATCAGCTAAGCCTAAAAGTAAATGCGGTTCACCCATATGTTCTATCTCAATAGGTGTTACATAACTAGCATACTTGACTAAATCACCTTCAGAAACATCTTCTACCCCTTTACCTTTGGCAATTATATAACCAAAATAGTTTTTTTCATTGGTTGAATGAGGGTTTAAAATAGAGCTACCTTTAAAATATTTTTCAGGTTCTTTCTCTTTTATTAAAACTTTTTTACCTAATGGTACAATTTTCTGCATAATTTTTAATTTTATAGTTGATCATAAGCTAATCCTTGTCCACCTCTAACTGAGCTTTCTTGCTCTTGCTTCATATCATTAAATGCACCTTTGTATGAGTTTCTAATCTGCTCAAACTTAGCAGCTGCATTCACTAATGAGTTAATATTACCATCTCTACCGTGTTCTATTTGTGTAGTTTCCATATATCTAGCTAAACGGTCTAACATAGACTTAATACCTCTATATGCACGGAATGTTGGAGTTTGATACATCTTTTCACACATAATTAGTGCTCTTTGTATGTTTTCATCTTCCACAGATTCTTCTAATTGTATCTCTTCAACAATTAGATCTTCTTTTTCATGTTCTGGTAAGTTAAAAAATGGATTTAAATCTGGATTGGGGCAAGTCATATAGAACAAATACTGATAAACATTTAAATGCGTCTCAGGATATTCATCCATTATATCTTTTAAAAACTTAAGTGTATAACAATGTTCTGTTGGAACCACTTTACTATTCTGTATATCAAATAATTTAACTATCATGCTTTCTCTTTTTGTAATCCCTTATATATAATATACCTTAAATTATTGATGTTGTTTGTCTTTTAACCACATTATCATACTTAACACTTCATCTTTTAAATATGGTAAATTGTACATTTTTATATCTTTTATCACCGGATTTCCATTTGACAGCTTAGTTATTGGATATCCATATTCATCTTCACCTTCACTCTCAAACTTAACATGCTGTATAACTAAATTGCCAATTTTTAATTTTGGATTGTGCTTCTTAATTATGTACGCATATATACTAAGCTGTAAGTTATAATGTATAAGATTGCAATTATCTAAATGACTAATTGGGTTAAACATCTTATCAGATATCCCCTCCCAGTTTACATAACTCTTTTCTTTAATCTCCTTATTAGTCTTGTAATCTATAATGTTAATCTTACCATTAACAATCTCCACCCTGTCTGCCTGTCCACATAATCCTGCTGACTTTAAATACACAAAGTGCTCAGGATATATACCATCTACTAGCTTTTGTTTTGGTGCTATTTTAACCCCTTCTTCTATACAAGGCTTAAATATAGGTACAGATACACCATCACGCTCTAGTGTTTTAAACTCTAACATGTCTGATTCTCTCTCATTATGATACCAATTTCCTAAGTCTACAGCACGTTTAGTCTCATTTTCCCATATCTCCCTAATCCTTTTAGGAGTAAGGCCATACCATTTAGACCTTTTATTTTTTGCACTCTTCTCTGATATTTTTTTTGGATCAAACTTCTTTTTAAACATACCAACAAAAGATGTCACACCAGTCCACAGTATGCCATCATCGCTTTCATATATATGTCCTTCTTCTTTAAACCTTAAACTCATTAGAATATGTTCTGATTACAATGTTATCAGCCTCATCAATCAAAATCTGGTAGCTTGGATTCTTTTTTAATTTATTACGTACATACGCACCCAGCTCTTTATCATTTGGCCTTTCTTTAATTTCTTTCTTTGTAATTTTAATTTCTTCTGTCTTCATCTTTATAATCTATTGATTCTTTTACTGCCATTTCTAAATCATCTTCCATAACCGCCTTCCATTTACCTATACCACACTCCGAAGACAAAGAACGGGTTTTCAACCCTAAAGAACATCCGCATTCTCCACAGCAAGGCTGTGTGCCTTTGACAAGGCATTTACTACCCTCAGTGTCTAAGTATTCACATTCCTTACATATAGACCACCTTCTAGCCGCTTCTGCTTCTATGTGTTCCTTTTTAAAAACTTTGTTTTTAATACCCTCAAGAATCTGCTTACGGTTCTTAAAAGCATTGAGATATTTATTGTATATCATTCTCTTTAAATTTTCTACGTTCTTCTAATATCTCATCATAGATCTTCACAACATTTTCCATGTTGTACAAAGATTGCTTTACCTCTACACTTTTAGCAAATCCCTTATATGTTTGCTTCTGTATATTACCTAGTATATCCTTATACTTATTAATCTTTTGTTCTGTTCTCCTCTTCCTTATAGTAAAAGTGCCTAGACCCTCCACAAATATTCTGGGATAGTCTAGGCTTGATAGAGAAGTGCGTACTTTACGATAATAAAAAGCTATAAAATCATCTACAACATTCTGATGAATGTTGAACTCTTCAGCAATGCCATCTTTAAACTCATTATATTTTTTGGGAATCATACCCTAAAATTTTAAAGTCCAAGAATATAGTACCGTCTGTTTGTAATTTTAGATCATCTGATATAGATATTGTTTTCTTATTGACTCCGTTCTTTATTACAAGGTTCTTTTTAGTCACCTTTGTAATTGCATTACGTGCTGACTGAGCACTCTTATAAATATCTTTTGTTGTTGCCAACTCACAAAACTTTGTCAACTCTATACCACTGTTCTTAGCCAACTCAGTTAGACAATTAAGGTCTGAGTTAGTTATCTGAATCTTATTAAAGAAACAATATGTCATTATCTGATACTTAATAACATCATCTACACTAACCTTGACCTTCTTGCTAACTTTCTTTACGACTGCCATTTTACATATTTAAGTATACTGTGTAATATCCATTCCGTTATTGCCTCACGGCCATCTCTCGTCATTAAGTATGCCTTGCATTCCTTCTCTGTGTCCATAAAGAAACACTCTATCAAAACCGCTGGCATCTTTGTATGCTTGACAACATAGAAATCCTTTTTCTTGATCCCTCGCCACCTCTCACTAAACCTCTTCTTATACTCGTCAGCTACAAACATAGCCATCTGCATACTGTTTTTACTACAATTCTCTGCTGTAAACACCTCACAACCAGTGCCCCCACCAGCATTGGCATGGATGCTTACATACAAAGAATTACTATACTCGTTAGCCAAATTACATCTGTTCTGTAAACTTATATCTGTATCCCCAGGGTTTACATCAACAAAGGGTATCTCCATCTCTTGTAATCTCTCCTTCAACCTATACTTGATAGCCCTGTTAAACTCTCCCTCATACAACACACTGCCATCTGCCCACTTAGGACTACGCTTTCCTGATGTCTGATACTCTCCATCAATCATACCACCATGACCAGCATCTAATAATACTGTTATCATACCTTCTTAAGTTTACGTTGGTTTTCTAATTCCTGCTCAAAGTCTTCACGAGCCTTTGTGTTGGCAGGATTTTCTTCTTGTGCCGCCATGATCTGAGCAATCATCATCTGCGCTTGTAAACGCTTTGCACGGTTTTCCTCAATCTTTGTAAGCAACTCCTCATACTCACACTGAATCTTCAAATGTGGTATATTACCAGCATAAAAATCTGATACCTTCTTTCTACGCTCCTCTAATTCTTCCTGAGACATCTCAGGATCCTTAACTGTTTCTGACATAATTATTGGTTTTTGTTACTAAACAAATATAACCAAAATTAGACAGCAAACAAAAAAAGTTTACTCTTTCTTTTGCAACTCTAATGCCAATTCCTTCAATATAGCACACCTCTCATACATCTCATGCTTCTCAAAGTACAACATCATAATAACCAAATCTTCCAACTCCGGATCCCTCTCAGGATCATATATAAACAACGCCACCTTGTCATCATTCAAATCATGCAACTCTGCATCCTCTATATCACACTCCCCTATCAATACATTATACGAGTTCTCAAAGGCTATCTCTAATATCTCATCCTTAATAAGATTTATGTCTACACCCTGATATTCAAATTTACCTTCCATAATATTACCCTTATAATATAATATACAAAAAATTACCCCCCTCCACCAATATTACCCCGGACTAATTCCATAACCATAACCAAAATAATGCATGTGTTGCATAAGCATGGGGTTCTTAAGATTAGCTCCCCTACTATATCTTGCGCGGTATGTACCGCCACTTAATTTTGTAACCCTTTAAAATTAGATAAAAATGGGAAAATTAGTTAAAGCGTACTTAGTGTCCGCAACACGTAAAGATTCTGGTAACCTTCGCTTAAAGTTCAGTAACCAGCAAAGTACAACCACTGAAGTAGAAGGTTGTACTTTTGCACAAGGTGATGGTAACTCACTGCGTGGTTACATCAGTTTGACAGTCAAGCCTAACGTTTACGTTAAGGCTGACGGGTCAAACCTACCTAAAGCTTGGCGTTCTTGTTTTAAACAAACCAAGAAAGGCAAGCTTGTCATCGTTGACAAGTGTATCCAACCTATCCTAACCGGCAAGCCGTTTACTCTAGGTGGGAAAACTTTCCACCTTGACCTTGGTAAACCCAAGCCGCAGCCTAAGCTCAACAAGAAGGACAAGCCTGTTGTTGACCGTAAGACAGGTAGGCCTGTGATGCACATCCCCAAAGACCCTAAGGTCTTCGTGGTTACAGCACAGTAGTGGCCTGTGGCAGTTACCTTCGGGTAACTGTTCACTATGTCCCTGATCAGACTATTATTACTTATTATTACTACTTAACCAAATTGCTATGGAATTAGTTGTTTCTGAGTTATACTTCTCTCCTAAAAAAGAAGACAAAGTACCTTACAATGAATTTAAGAAGGATTGTATGGTAGAACTTACTGTTGACTTACACGTTGATGAGTGGTTCTCCTGTGCCTTTATAGTTCAACCTAATGGCACTTTTAGTACTTGCAAAACCAAGTTTACTGTAAACTGGGATAAACTCTATTGGAGTGATGGCAAGTATGAAGGGTTACTATGTGACTAACGCTTGTCCTGAACATGACGCAAACTGTTCACCTTTCACTATGTCCTAAATAATCTCCTATATTATTATTTATTATATGTACATTACATTGATTCTTAATAGAGTAAGATTGTAGACATAATAGTATAAAGCAGAATAAAATTTTGTAGATTTTTATTAAGTCTCAAAATTTACCGGGTCAGTACTCAGATAATTTGCATACAAAGCAAATATTGTTCTGTTTTGGTTAAGTTTTGATTGATTTTGCAAAATATTTGTAATTGTGTGTGTTAAAACGTCACAATGTGGCCTCATATCACCATAATTATGGGTATTTT